TGCAACATCAGCTACCGGAAGCTACAATTTGCAACATCTGAGGCATAACGTCTCTGTCGTATTATGGAAACAGAAGTACAAGAGGTAGTCTCCGAATCCTCTCAAAATTCGGTGGAAGTTGAAACTAGTCCGGAGGGCAACCTTACGATGGCTGAATTTGCTGATTCATTACTGAAGAAGCGAACGACACCGGAAGAAGAACCCGAAGGCGCAGAAGGAGAAGAGGAAGCCGCTGAAGATACTGCGGAAGAGTCCGATCCCGATGCAACGGAAGTCATGGAGCAAGATGCGGAGGATTCCGCTGAACCGCCCCCAGAGAAGTCCGATGTTCTTTCTAATAAGTTTAACGTAGACCTTGATTCACTCTCAGAAGAAGAATCAACGGCGCTCGCCAAGCAACTGAATGCTAGTGCGGTGAAAAGGTTCGGCAAGCTGACGGCTCAAAAGAAAGCCCTAGCTGCTGAAAACCAAGCACTCCAAGAGCAAGCTCAGCAAGCACAGCAAGCGCCGCCACCTGCATCTGCACCTGCCTTTCTAAGCGAGAACGCTTTGTCCGGGGCAAGTAACGATCAGCAACTTCTTCAAGAGGTGGAAAACCTCAACTCACTCGTGGAGTGGGCAGAGGAAGGAATGGAGAACGAGGCTCAGTACGATGACGAAGGTAATGAATACGTAGTCAAAGATGCTGACAAAACCTACTCCAAATCCGACCTCAAGAGAATCCGCAACAACGCTCGCAAGATAATCCGTAAGGATGCACCTGCGAGACAAGCTTGGATCAAGGAACGCACTAGCTCTGACCAGCAAGCCATCCAGACCTTTGAATTCTTGGGAGAACCTGAGAGCGAAGATTATGCGATGTTCATGCAGGTTAAAAATAGCGCGCTCTACAAACCTTTGGTGGATCACTTACCTAACTCCAACTTCGCGGTTGGACTCATGGTGAAAGGTCTACGCTCCGTCCAAGCAGAACAAGCTGCGGCGGGGAAGCCTAAGAAGACGAAGAAGCCGACAGCGCCAGCCGCAATAACGGAAGCCGCACCGGCAAGATCGTCAGGGCCAAAGGGAGAAACGAAAGCACGGAAGTCACTGGAAGCGGCTCATGCGAGATTCCAGAAGTCAGGCAACATGGCAGACTACACCGATTACCTGAAGCTAAAGCGAGGGTAGCATAATTTAAACAATCATCAAAATATTAAGGAGGGCCACATAAAATGGCATCAAGCACAACTTACAACACAGCGGGAGATCGCGAAGATCTCACCGACGTATTAACAATCCTTGAACCTGAGTCCACACCATTAACGTCACTTGCTTCAAAGAAGAAAGCCACTGGCACGTTCTTTGAAGTACAAGTTGATGATTTGAGTACCGCAGAATTTGCGGGAGTCAGTGAGGGAGAAGATGTTACGAGCTTTTCCAATCAAGCGGCGAACAGGACGAGATTGGGGAATTACATCCAAAAATTCCGTAGATCGTACATGGTTTCCGACATCCAACAGTTGGTAGATACCGCTGGAGTTTCGTCAGAATTCGCCAACAGCGAAAGTAAAGCAATACGAGAATTGAAACGTGATTTTGAAGCTGCAATTTGCTCTGCTCAAGATCGTCAAGCCGAAGCTGGCGCTGGCACACCATACAAAACTCGCGGTATGCTCAAGTGGCTGGGAGTTGGTGGTCAACCATCCGACGTTCCTGCGGCTTTCCAAAATGTTGCCAATGACACAACCGCCACGCAGACCGAAACTACCTTCAACAGCGTTCTTCAAGAACTCTACGAAGCTAACGGAATGCCCGGTGGTCAACTCACGCTCATAGCTGGGCCGTCATTGAAGGCTCAAATCTCAGACTTCAGTCGCGCAGTTGCCTCCGTGCAATCAACTTACCAAGTTACGCAAACTGCTGAGTCCAAGAAAATAACGCTATCAGTCAACTTATATGACGGGGATTTTGGACGGGTGGCGATAGTACCTAGCACTTTCGTAAATCGCACAAGTGGTTCTGCCACAGTGGATTCGGACGCTGGACTACTCATTGATCCGGAATACGTGTCCGTCTTCAGTCTCAAAGCGGAATCCCGCAGCGAGTTAGAAGACCAAGGTGGTGGTCAACGAGGTTATGCGGATTTGATAGCGGGAATATCCTGCGACTCGCCTAAAGCGCATGGCTATTTTAACTGATCTTAAATCTTAACAAGGAGAAATAATCAAATGGCAGATACAGCAGTAACACTCGGAAGTGCTCGCAAGAGCACCCTTTCCAACCAAGCGCGAGCACAAGGGTTCACTCACAAGTTCAAGATCCTCTATACGGATATTGACGAGGGTGGTGGGGCTACGGATACCGTGACCGTGGATCTTGGCGACACGCCAACGGACTTCATCATCACCAAGGCGCTGCTCAACGTGACCACGGCATTCGCCGGTACTGGCGCGATGACGGTGCAAATTGGTACGGACGGAGATCCCAACAACTTCATTGCGGCTATCACTGTGCTGACTGCGGGGCCAACCATATCCGCCGCTGGCGCTGCTCCCGTAACTCTTGCGGGAACGTTCGCGGTAGCATCAGACGCACTGAGCGCGTTGTTCACAAACTCCTCTTCGGGTTCGCCATCCGCGCTGACCGCAGGAGAACTGGACATCTACTTGGCGATGCATGACGCGAACGACTTAGGATAATCACAGCTTAGTTTACTCATATTGGGTTGCCGTAGCACGTTTGGGGAAGCGTGTTACGGCTTTTTCCCAACTACGAAAACAGACAGTAAAAGACATGGCAGACGTATTCATTCCGAAGTGGAAAGAGGGAAACGGCTCAAGCTTCATGAAGAACATGGAGAAGTACTTGAAGTATGAAGTGGATCTTGAGAAGTCGGAAGCCGCCATGCGAGACGCATTGGCTCGTAAAGAGAACCGCGAAATGGGTTCTGCCAGGTCGGACGGACTTGGACAATTGAAAGCGACCATCCCCGCCAGAGAATACTTCCGTTGGGACGCGCAGGAAAAAGGCTGCTGGGGATCAAAGCAATTTATCAAAGAGTGGGTCAGAGACAATCCATCCCATAAAGCCCAAGGTAACTCGTGAGAGTATCCACGGTATCATCCCTCTCCGACAACGTAGCGGCGTTAGCGGGCGTAGATGCATTCATAACCAACGAAGCTGCGGCAGTAGTCACTTCGCTCAACCGCTTCGGCAAGTTGGCATGGGAGCGTACTGCGTGGCCCTTCACCAGTGTACTAAAGCAAGTAGTGCCTGACATTCGCGTAAGAAGCATAGACGTAGGTGATGGTGGGAGTAGTTACTCTTCAGCCCCTACGGTAGCAGTCGCAGGAGCGGCAACCGCCACAAGCACCATAAACAGCGATGGCGAGGTAAATGGAATAGCGGTAACGGCAGGAGGCACGGCATACGTGTCAGCACCTGCTGTGACCTTCAGTGGGGGAGGGGGAAGCGGAGCAGTAGCAACCGCAAACCTCATCAGCCTAATTGACATGGCTCAGACGATGGATCTCATATTTAGGATCACAGACGTTGACCCATACGGCAGCACCCAACCAACAGACTTGGCATACCGCATTGATGCGGAGTCAGGAGCAACTGAATACGGGTTAGCAATTTTAGAGAACCGCAGCAGCACCGCACCCGTTTGGGTACACTACCGCACGCCGTGGCCCGGTTACGCCAGCGGAAGCTCGGTCTTCCCATACATATTTGGCGAATACGCCACGATGGGGGCATATGGCGATTGGCTACAAGCAGACGGACAGGCATCCAAAGCCGCCGCAGTATGGAATCAAGCGGAAGGAATTTTACAGACGGAGTTTGACCAACTTGAGCGTCAACAGCGCCAAACGACTCCACTACTAATCAACACCTACGGCACAACCGCCGCACAACCATAGAAACATCATGGCAGGATCAGTATCGGAATATAGAGGGTTAGGACTTAATGGGGGCATCTACGTGAATGATGCTGCTGTACCGGCATCTGGCAATTTCTTTGCCATCCAAGCTACGGAAGACACGGTGCTTGCATCCCAAACAAGCAACATCACAAACTTGGATGACATCTGCACGGGACAGGACGCAACCACTCTTGCCGCCAACACGGTGCTATATGGACACTTCACCGCCGTGGACATCACGAGCGGAGCAGTAATCGCATACAACATCTAATCCGATGCCAATCGGTTTAGGAGCTAGTCTAGGCATAGGTGGCGGAAGATCCGCGACCAGTAGCGGCGCGCTGGGTGGTGGTGGTGGATTGACTAATGAATTGGCATACCCCGGCGGTTTGTGGGAGGAATCCAACTATGAGATTTCAGTAGCTCCGGAAATGCATTTTGATTCGTTGATTATAGACGGAGCGGACGCAGCAAACAATCCGTCTGATGACGCAACTATCGCGACTTGGGGAGATCGCAGCGGAAATTCTACGGACTACGATGCTACTCAAGGAACAGGCTCTCTCCAGCCGACCTACGATACTGCTTCTCCGGCTTCCGTACACTTTGTAATAGCGGACAAAATGGTATTAGCCAACATGCTATCCTCCACGACTAGTACGCTTGTTACTGTCGGATATAATCCATCGGAACTCGGTGCTATTATTTACGAACCGATTGTCGCGGATACGACGTGGCAGAACAGTGTTTGGCTGAAGTACGGTAACACTCATGATTATCTTAGTGGCTCTGGTTCCGGCAACTTATCCACGACAAGGACAGAGCCTCGGATGCACGCCGTTGTCACTTCCTCGGCGGGGGGTACGCAAACTTCCAAACTGTATGAAGAGGGTGGGAATTTACTCATTTCAAAAACTCACACGAAGACGAATGATTTTGAGTCCGTGGGTTCCGGCGCTCTGGCTTTTCCAGATTCAAAGTTCAATGAGCTTCTCGTGTTTGACACAGCGCTGAGTACTGCCGACTTGAACATCATTAAAGATTACGTCGTCACCAAATATTCTTTCACGGGTTACGCCGCATTTTCATAATGAAAGTCCGACTTTACGCTTCCCGCTCAGGATGGACTTCCCGCAATAATTCGCTAGAGGAGCACCTTGGAATCCCTGACGGGGAAGGGACTGTTCGCTACGCCACCATCCTGCAAGTCGGAAACCCGGACAACTCCGACTACGAGAAGTATATCATGCCTGTCTGCACCATTGGCACGTGGAGGTGCGATGACCAGTTCAACCCGTCCGACTTGGTGGATTACGACCCCACTTGGAACTTACCGCCCAACCCACCTGATGAGGATTAGCCTCATAGTCATGCTCGTAATGCTTACCGGATGCTCAATGAAGTCACTCATCACGCCAGCGGCAACCGTCACGGGTGCGGCGGTAGGCAGCATAGGTGGCCCGGTAGGGGCTGGATTAGGGGCTGGGGTAGCTTACGCCGGTGCGGAACTATGGACTTTGGATGACGAGAACAAGCAATTAGTCACCGCCATCACCACGGGGGACGTTCGTGGCATCGTAGCCGCCCAAATGAGGGGGCAGGAGGGTAAGATAAAAGAAGTCACGAGCGGCATTTGGAACACGCTGAAAATCGCCGCACTCGTAGTACTGGGCATTATGAGCATCCCGCTCTTCATCACCCGATCAAACTCTAAGAAGATAAACAAAATTTGCGAGGAAACGAAACATGCAAAAACTGATTGAAATATTTAACGGTCTTAGTAAGCGGGGGAAAATCCTAGCAGGATTCGCCGCCGTCATAGTAGTGATAGCAGTCGTGGAATTATTCACGGGATGCAGCAACTTGGAGTTGACGAGGACATGGAGCTTTTAGCCGATAGAACAATTTGGGGTGGCATAGGTGGCCTTGCCACTAGCATGGGGTTAGCTCAATGGAGTCACTTGGCAAGCCTATGCGCGGCGCTCTTCACCTGTATTTTCATGTGTATCCGCATCATCCAAATAGTTAGGAAGTGAGGAATTATCGCGCATTCGGAGAACTAGACGACCCAATCCTCACGGATGGCGACAATGGTTTTACGGGTGTGGACTCCTACCTAGAGGCAGAGACCTTGAAGCCGGGGTTCGTCCAGCTATCTGAGAACATGCGCCTAGACGGTGACAGGGCAAACGTACGCAAGGGGTGGGACTTCTTAGCGGCAACTGCGTCAGGGCCACTGAACGCATTTTCTTACGATGCTAACGTAGAGCAGGTATTTACTGCGGGGCGTTACAGCGACCCCGATGACGGAAACCATGATTGGTTGGTAGCGGCAACCAAGTCAGCGGCTCTGCTGTGGAACAAAGACACCTTGAACGGACTGACCGTAGAATACTACTCCGCTACCGTGGCATATACCACAGTGGACACTTCGGCGGAAACCGTAACCATATCCTCCCATAAGTTCCAAGTGGGC